GGCGCCGCTTGACCCTCCCGTGTCTGCACGGGGTCCACGCCCCCTACCTCTTGCGGGGTGGGGTTCATGTCGGCCTCGGTCACTTCCGGGTCCGCCTGCGCGACCGGGTCCGGCCCCAGTTGCGGCAGCTGGTTGGGGTTCTGTGGGCCGGTGCGCGGACCGGCCACCTGCGGGGCCTGCACGCCCGACTCGTAGGTACCGCCCTGACGGGGGCCGCCCCGCGGGCCGGCGTCGCCCCGGTCGCCCGGGATGAACTCGCCGCGACGCAGGCCGTCCGGGTCGGCGATGCGGTCGGTTGCCCGGCGCGGTTGCGGGGTCTGACTGGTGCCTTCGTACCCGGCCGGGGCGTCGCCCTCGACCGTGCCCACGCCCGCCGGCGGCGTGCGCGTTTCCGCGCGGGCCTGCTGGGCGAGGCGCGGGTTCTCCGGTGTCTGCACGGTGCTGACGCGGCCGGCCTCGACCCATTCGGGGTCGTTGTCGCCCACGCGAATCCGCACGGCGTCCACGACCTGACCGCGCTCGTTGCGTGCCTTGCCTTCGGCGATGACCTCGACCGCTTCGCCGCCGGTCAGGCGGCCGTCGCGTCCGGTCTGCGCGTCCAGCAGGGTGACCTCGCGCTGTGACTGGCGCTCCTCGGGAATGGCCGCGGCGCGGTAATCGCTGGCCGCCCCCTGCGGACCGCCGGCGTCCACGTCGCCGTCCATGCGCTGACGGCGGGAATCGGCCACGCGGAACGCCGGTTCGGCGTACTGCTTGGTGCGCTCTCGCCCCAGCTCCTCGCGCAAGTCCGGCACGTCCCGCATGTCGCCGCTGCGACGGGCGCGGCCAAAGGCGTTGACCACGCTGGCCACGTCGGTGTCCTGCTCGATGTAGGGGGTGATGCGGCGGATGGATTCCGGGGTGACCTCCAGCCCGGCGTCCTCCAGCGCCTGTACCGCGCGCTGGCGGACGGCGAAGGTCTCCGGGTTGGCCTGTTCGCCGGTGGGGTCCTGCGCCGGGCGTGCCCCGTCCCGCAGGGTGGGTCCGTCCTCGGCCACCTCCACGTCACCGCGACGGTTGATGTCGGTCGCCGTGCGGAACAGGTCCCCAAGCTCCTGCTCGGTCTGCCGGGCGCGCTGGCGGCCTTCCGGCTTGGTGCGGTCGAGGGCCGGTTGGGCGTCCTGACCGGTCCGCTCGCGGATGACCGTGTCCAGTTCCTCCGGCGTCAGTTGTTGTTCGGCGCTGATGTCGAGCGCACGCTGGATAGCAAGGTCCGCCTGCTCGTCGGTGACGGTGTTCGGGTCTACGCCGTTGGCCTCCGCGTCGGCGCGGACAGCAGCGCGGGCCTCGGCCACGGAGGTGATGCCGCGGACACCGCCGCCAATCGGCCCGCCGATCAGCGCGCCACCGGCGGCCCGCCGCAGCGCCTTGGTCGGGTCCCACCCGGCCTCGGTGTTGACCGACTCGGCGGCGTATTCGATGCCACCTTCCTGAATGGCCTCGGTACCGGCCTCGGTGGCGACGCCGCGGAGGACGGCCCCCGGCACCTGCCGCATGGACGATACCCGCGGCGTCGCCCCCGGCAGGAGGCGGCCGAGGGCCATCTTGTCCAGTGCGACGGAGGCTGCCGCCCCCGGTGCGGCGTAGGCGATGTCCTCGCCGGTCGGCATGGTGCCTTCACGCCCGTCGTTCTTAGCGCGCTGCTGGCCGATCTCCTCGGTGCGGGACGTGAGGTACGCGGGGGCGTTGACGAACAGGGCGGCCATGTCCGCCAGCGCGGCGGGACCCTGCTCGCCCACGGCCCCGGCGATAGTCCGCACGGACGGGTCGTCCAGTGCGCGGTCGATGGTGTAGTTGGGCTGGTAGCCGAAGTCCTCGTCGGCGATGCCGCCGCCGATCTCGCGTAGCTGCTCGCCGGCGTTGGTCGCCTTCGGGTCCATGCGCGAGCGGAAGTCAACGCCGTACCCACCCAAGGACAGGTCCGGCTCGTAGCCCTTCGCCTGCATCTCCCCGACGGAACCGAACGCCGCGCCGGGGTTGATCCCCGTGCGGTCGGTCAGGTACTCCTCGCCACGCTCCATCAACGTGCCGACACCGGAGAACAGGTTGCCGAAAAGGTCGGCACCCCGGGCGCCCATGTTGCGGGCCGGGTTCCAGTCAGGGCCAGCCGCCGCAGGTGGTGCGCTGGGCCGAACCGACGCCTGATTCCGCACGGTGTCCGGCGGCAACGAATCGGCGGCCGGCGCTTGCACCGGCTCGGCCTTGCTGCGCCACGCCGGGGTGGCCTGTTGGACGGGTTCGGCCTTGTCTCGCCAGCTTGCCATGCGGACCCCTTACTCGGCGGGTTTGCGGAACTGCTGCCCGGTCTCGTCTTGGAACATAGCCCCCGGCGGCAGCGCCTCGTAGTCTGCGTCCGATACTACCACGGGAAGGCCGCCCGGCCCTTGAGCGGCCGGCTGTTGGAGCGCAGCGGAGGCGGACCGGCCCTGTTGCTGCATCAGCCCGCGGAACTCCGGGGCCACCTGCCGCCCCCCGGGCTGCATGGTCAGCTCTTCCTCGGCGAGGATGCTGTCCTCGGTATACCCGCCCGGAACCTCGCTTTGACTACGCAGGGCGTTCTGCACGTACCACGCCTTGGCCCGGCGGAAGTTGTCCCGGCGGGCAGCGTCCGTGGCCGTCTGAACGATCTGGTCGAAGTAGCCCGGCGGCAGCAGCTCGGTCCGCAGGTTATCCTCCTCGTCCGACGGCACGCCCATCTCGGCGAGCATGGGTGACAGGATGTCCGCGAAGCTGTCCTGCGCGTCCATGTATCTCGCTTGTCCCGGGGTGACCTCGTACACACCGGGGCCGCCGTTCGCCCCGCCACCGGAGCCACCGGAGCCGCCCGGCCCATCGGGGTCCGGCCGGTTGGCGATTTCCTCGCCCAGCGGCCCATAGCGACCCTGCCCGTTGGACAAGGTGAACGGGCTGTTCTGCGTCTTCCACTGCAACTCCCGCATGGAGCTATCGTTCTCCATGCCCTGCACACCGAACGCCTGCTGCATGTCGGCGAGCTGCTGCTGGCGATCCTGCGCCAGTGTATTTTTCTGAATCTCGCCGCGGACGAACTCGCGGTCCGGCGGGGAGAACGCATCCTTCGGACTGATGGCGTTGCCCGCGCCCACGTAAGCCCCGGCTCGCTGCTCGGCGGACATGCCCGGCAGGTTGCCGGTCAGCACTTGGAACAGGCTGCCCAGCTTCTTGGGGTCGGCGTCGAACGCGCCCGAACTAACTGCGGCCCCGGCCAACTGCGCCGGGTCCCACGTATTCGGGTCCGCCGGGTCGTACCCGGAAATCATCGACCCGACCCGCTTGCGGCCACCCCGGGCGTCGATGCTGTCCAGCGCCGACTGCCGGTCCTTGTTGGCCTGCCAGCCCAGCGCCTCGGCCTCGATGCCGGCCGCCGGGTTGGTGCTTTTCAGGAACTGTTGCCCCAGCTCGCCGGCGGCGCGGATCGCGCCCTCGTACTGGGAGGCGTAGGGGTTGTACGTTCGTGCCATGTCGCGCTCCTAGTAGTAACGCTTGCCGGTGCTACTGTTCATGTTGTACACGGGCGAGGACAGCGCCTTGAACCCGGAGCCGGCGGTGGCCGCGGTGGTGGCAGCGTTGGTTGAGCCGGAGCCGCTGCCCAGCATGTTGCTGAACGCCCCCTGCTGACCCGCGTAGCCCGTCATCGCCGTGCCGGCGGCGCCCAGCAGCCCACCGGCCAGCGCGGTGCTGTTGCCCGCTTCCGCACGGGCGAGGTCCGCTTCGCGCTTGCCGATCTGCGCCGAGCGCAGGGACCGGCGGTTCATCTCGTCCTGATCGAAGGCGAGGTCGCCGAGGGCCTGATTGAAGTCGAACATACCCTCGCCCCACGAACCCAGTCGCGCCCGGGCGTCACCCAGCATGGAGACGAAGTCGTCCGCTTCGGCGTTCTGCTCGTCTGCGTAGGACTGCACCACGTTGGGTGCATCATTAGCCGCCGGCGACCGGTAGGTGCCGTCCTGACCGGGCAGGCCGGTGGCGTCGTCCAGCAGGGCCTGTCGCTCGGCCAGCGCGTTGTTGATCGCGTCCTCCTGCGTGTCACGCTCGAACGCATTGGTCGCCTCGTCGAAGTTCTCGAACTTCTCGCGGTCGATCTCCCCCTGCCGCATGGCCTCGGCAGCGGCAGCGCGGCGCTGGGCCTCGGCCTTGGCCTCCGCCGACTGGTAGTTCATGTACGCGCCGCCGGCCGACGCAAGGCCGCCGGCGATCAGCGCGAGTTCAGGACCTGCACACATGGCCTACCTCCTATCGAACGACGTTGCCGGACCCGCGGTCCGGGTCACGGGAGTAGTACGCGGCGTTGTCAAACCGCTTCTTCTGCTGGTACTGACTGTTGCCCGCCAGTCCGGCGGCCATGCCTTGCGTCGCGCTCTGGAACAGCGGGCCAATCGGCGAGAACGACGGCGTGTCCCGCATGGCGGAGACCGCGGAGCGGGCCGCCGTGGCCGCCGCGCCCGGGTCCGCCGTGGTCGTCAGCATCTGCAACATGGACTGCTTCTGGTCGGCGATGTTCTGCTTGGCCTGATTGGCATACCCGCGCCCCTTGTCCGCGACCTCCTGCTGGCGCAGGTTGTAGTCACGGCGCAGCTTGGACCGACGGTCCCCGGCCAGCGACGACTGGGACTGCCCCTGCCGTGCCAGCGCGTAGGTCAGCTCGCCGGAAGCGTCGCCGTACTCGTCCTCCACCTGCGGCATGGCATAGTCAACGTATGCCTCCCGCTGCTGGTCCCAAAGGGGGTCCTTGGTGGGGTCGTCCACGACGCGCTCTACCGTCTGCGTCCCGGGGATGTTCTTGCCGGTCGTCGTGTCGTAAGGAACCTCCTCCGTTACGACGCGCTTGCCTTCCAGCCCGGCGAAAATCTGGTCGAGCTGCTTCTTGCCGCGCTCGATGTCCGCCTGACGTTTTTGTTCTTGCTCTCGCTGGTATGCAACGGGGTCTTCCCCGCCACCGCCTCCGCCTCCGCACATGGCGAGTCTCCTACACGTTCATGTACATCAGTGATCCCGCACGGGCGAACCCGTACCGCGATAGCAGTTTCACGTACCGCTCGTCGTCCATGCCGGCGCTATTGCCCATGTTGATGCGCTTGGCACCGGCATCCTCCGCCCACTTGATGAACCGGCGCAAGAGGGCGATCCCCGCGCGGCTGGCCCGGTACTCCGGGCGCACGAAAAATGACATGTCACTGGCCGCTTTGTCCGGGCCGATAAAGGACTGGGAACACGCGCCAAGCATGGCACCCACCACCGTGCCGCCCTTATCGGCCACGAGCACGCACCCTTGCGGGCTGGCGATCAGGTTGACCAGATACTCGCCGAAGATGCGACCGTCAAACCGCAGGTGGCGGAAGTTGCTGGTACGGGCCATCTCCTCCCCCATGTTGAGCAAGTCAACGAGGTCGTCAAAAGTCGCTTCCCTGACGAGAACCTGTGTCATATCAACAGCCTACCATCAATCCGCCTTCAAGTCGCGGTAGTGGATGATCGTGTTGCCGATGGCCGCCCGCTGTGCCTCGGAGGTGGTGAACCGCAAGGAGACGTGGGTGGACTGGCCCACCATGCCGACCCGCTGAACGCTCCCGTAAGTGCTGTCGGCGATGACGGCCACGGTCTCGTACTCGTCCGGCAGGTTCGGCTCGGTGGCCACCTCCACCTTCCACGTCCCGTCCATGCCCGCGTCCACGCCTTGGAGCTGCTTGCTGCCCGCCGGGTTGCTGGCGTCGAGGAACGGCAGGACTACCTCCGTCTCGTCGGTGTCGTACTCCTGCCCGGAGTAGCCACCGTACAGTCGCAGGCTGTCGCCCACCCGGGCGTACAGGCGCGAATCCGCCACGGCCCAATCGGACACGTCGCCGCCAAGGTCGTAGGTGGACCACGCCGAGATGCGTGAGCCGGGGAAGTTGGAGAACACGTAGACCCGCCCGCCGATGGCCAGCAGGTAGCGGCCGTCCGCCGGCTCCACCACGGCCTTGGCGCTGACCACGTCGTCACGGGACAAGCCGGATACATAGTCGGCCAGCTCGGCGTCGATGGCCACGCCCACGTCGTCGGCGGAGGCGAGGTTGGACGAGTCGCGCGCCCGCATGGAGCGGATGCCGGTCTCGGACAGGAAGAAGATGTCGAGGTCGCCGTACTCGATGATGCTGTGGGGGGCCGTGGCGCCGACGTTCAGCAGGGTCTGGTACAGAATGTTCTGCGCCGGGTCCGGGTCCACGCTCCAGATTTGCACCGACCGACGGGAGAACACGGCCACGCGGCCTTGGTAGACGCCCAGCCCGGTCAGTTCCTCGGAACCGCTGTACTGGGTGGACAGGTTGATGAACCCCTCACCCTGATCGTTGGTGTCGTCCCCGAGCCACTGCGTCGGGTCGGCGTCGCCGTTAGTGCCGGAGAAGCCAGAGAAGTACAACAGGCTCCCCACCACGGCGTACATTTTCTGCTTGACGGCCCGCACGGTGGTGGCCATACCGGAGGACTCGCCGGCGATCTTGTAGTCCGTACCCTCCAACGTGACGGCGTAGACGGTAGCCGCGGCGAAGGTGTCCACGCTGATCTCGCTGATCTGCGGTACCGGGTCCACCGGGTCCGCGCCACCGCTCATGTCGGACAGGCTGCCCACGGTCACGTCACCACCCACGTCCACCGTCAGCGTGCGACCGTTGGCCGACGCGCCCAGCCCGGGCGGCGCGGTGACCGTGACGGTAGCCCCGCTGGCCGATGCGGAGTAGTCCGTGGTGTAGGAGTTGATCCGGTCGGCCACGGCCTGCGCGGTAGTCGCGTTGTCCACCGTGTAGTTGACCGGGTCGCCCATCACGTCGAGACCGTCGATCTCCACCCGGTCCACCGTGTTGAACGTCTGCCCCTCGGACCCCCCGGTTACGTCAAAGCTGGCGGTCGCCGGCACCTCCGCCTGCGCGGCGACGGCGGCCTGCGTTTCCGTGATGGTCACCTCCGTGTTGGCCGTGCTGACGGAGAAAGCCGCGCCCGGCTCGCCGGTCAGGATAACCGTGTCCCCGACCACCACGACCGTCGCCGTACCATCCGTGTCCAGCCGCGCGCCCAGCGCGGATGCCACCGTGCGGACGGACGCCACGTCCTGCGCGACGCTGTTCCAGTCGGTGACCACCGCGCCGTCGTAGAAGTGCTGAATGTAGCCGTTGTCGAACTCGGCAATCGCGTAGATTTTGCCGGCGAAGTTCTCCGCCGCCCACAAGGCCCGCATGGTGCCCCCCTGCGGGTCCGTCAGCTGCTGGTACTCCACGGTGGCCGGCAGGCCCGCCGGGGTGGCCGCGGAGCCGAATGTCCACAGCTGGTCCTGTACGCCGTGCAGGCCGAACGTGCCCGCCGGAAAGGTGTCGATCTCGGCGAATGCCTTGCGCCGCTCGATTTCCTTGCCCCGGGTGATGTGCGCGTTCTTGAGGACCCGCAGGGTGCCGGGTGGCGCGGTGTAGCGCGTCTTGCGCGTGTCCAGCCCGGCCTCGAAGTTTTCGATGTGCAGGTAGGGCATTACTGGTTCTGCGCCGCGTCGGTAAGGTCAATCCGCGACCGGCCGCCTCGGCGGTCGTGGCTCACCTTCATGGTGAACGGCTCGGTGTGCTGCGAATTGGACCGTAGCCGCATGTAGTGCTGGCGGGCCTGCTGCAACTTGAGTTCGGCGTCCGACGACCGCTCGCGCGCGAGCATTTCGGCCACGGCGTACAGGACGATCAGGTCGTCATCCAAGTCCACCGTCTCGTTTTCGTCGGTCAGTGGCTTGGGCGCGCGCACGCCGTAGAAACGAACGGTGTGGTCGCTGGTGGCCGGGACCGGCCACACCTCGAACTGCTCCTCCTCCCATACCTGCCAGCGGCACGGGAAGTCCTCCCGCTCGTCGCGGAAGGAGTGAACCGTGTTGTAGGCGTCCAACCCGATCCCGTAAATCAGGTCGTACCACCAGTCGGTCCCCTGCTCGCGGACCCATGCCTGCGCGATCCGGTCGCTCAACAGGTCCGCGGGCAGTGCGTAATATTGTTCGCCGGCCGCCAGCGTCTTGTCGCGGTACACCCGCAGGTGGGGCCACTCGAAGTCGCTGTGCAGCCGGCGATAGGTGCGCCGGAGGATCGCCTTGATCCCCGGCAGTTCGTTCTGGCCAAGCGCACGGGAAACCGCGTGCCCGGCCTCCTCGCGGAACTGGTCAACAAGTTGTCCAAACTGGGTTCCGCGGGGCATACACGGTTACTCCACTTCTTGCCAATCGCTGGCGAGGATGTCCGACTGCGAGGCCGACCACGGGACAATGGTACCGTCCGCGGTCCGCATGTCGATGTGCGCGTGATAGTTGACCTCGGTGCCCTCCGGGTAGATGCCCAGTAGGGGCGGCCGGTTAACGGTGAACGTGCTCCCCGGGACGAGGAAGATGAACATGCCGCGGCCGTTCCAGCCGGCGCGCTCTACCTTGCCACCGTTTTTCACGATCTCAAGTGCATCGCCAAAGTTCATTGGTGGTTACTCCGTGAAGTCGTGGTCGTCGCCGCTGGCCGCTTGGCGCTCCGCGAGGATCGCCTCGTAGTCGGCCTTTTTGATCGGCTTGGCCCCCTCGGGGAGTACGTCGCCCTGCTCGGTGACGCCCAGCTCCTCGCCGGACTGCCAGTAGGTGCGACGCGAGACCGGCTTGGGGCCTTCCGGCTCGTCGCTGTCATCGACAATCAGGTTCGGGTCGATGCTCGCGGCCTTGGCGTCTACCGGCATGTCCACGTTGGGCCAACCGGGGAACACGGTCACCAGCACGGGGCGGGCGTCACCGCCCGAATCCACGCGGGTTCGGCCGTATTCCTTTTGAAGATGGTCGCGGATTTCCGCGTGGCTGCTGCGGTCGATCTTGCTGGGTTCCGCCTTGATACTGTGGACGGACCCAAAGCCATGAATGGCTTGAAGGACCTTGATCTCGGCCGGCGTGATGCCGGACTTGGTGACGACGTGATTGCGGTCGCCGCCGATGTTGATGTCAGCTGTATAAAAGCGCATCGGGTTCTCCGTACAGCGTTGAGTAAAAAGCCCGCCCCCGCAGGGGTGGGCTCATGGTAGCCGATTAGGCGATTTCCGCCACCATCGACGTGTTGGCCTGAGTCATGGACAGGCCGCCGGCCCAAGTCATGCTCTTGTAGACCACCATCTTGTCGTGCGGACGCGCCGGGTTGTGGCGCTTCATGTCCTCGCCCTCGATGGGACGCATCTTGATGGCGTTCATGTCGATGAAGTAGCAGAACTTCGACTTGGACAGGTCATCCAGCGTCGGGTCGTACATGACCGTACCCAGCCCGCGGATGCTGACCTTGCCGATACCCAGCTCGGTGGTGTCACCGAAGCCCGTCTGCGTCAGCGTACCCTTGGCGTATGCCTCGTCCTCGATGGCGTCCATGAAGGCGGAGCCGGCGAGGATAAGGAAGTTCGGGTTGCCGTAGCGACGCAGGGTGCGGACTTCCTTTTGCAGCGCGCGGATCAGCGCCGAGGTGCTGGTGTCCGGCGTCACCTGCGAGGTGCCGTTGGCGGTGGTGAGCGCGACGTTGCGCCACAGCGGCACGGTCGCACGGTCGATGCCACCCACGACACCGGTGGCCGGGTTCTCGGCGATCAGGTAGCGGATGCCCGGCACGTCCTTGGTGGACTGGGTGCCGTCCTTCCACAGCATGGTGTTCATGCCGCTGGCAAAGCCCTCGGACATGTCCTCCAGCTTGGACTCCAGAATGTTCTGGATGACGGTCAGGTCACGCTGGGAGTGCTCGGACGTGCGGGCGCCGTTGGTGTCCACGACGGAGATACCGTCTTTCAGCAGCTCCTCGGTGGTCATCTTGATGCCGAGGTGCTGCATCTTCCACGGGTAGGATGCCTGCTTGATCGGCGTCGGGTTGACGAACGACAGGGTGTCGTCGCCCTCGAAGCCCTCAAGGCTGGACTGGGTCTCGAACACCGGCGAGACGACGATGTTCTCCTTGCCACCCGGGAAGGACTTTTGCTTGGAACGCAGCTCACGCAGGAGCGGCTTGTCCTGAATGTGCTGGTTGTACAGCTTCTTCTTTTCGTAGAAGTCGAACGCGGCGTTGGCCACGTTGTCGAGAACGGCTTGAGTAAGCGCAGCCATGGTCTGTTACCCCTTGGATTGGCTGGCCGCCATGGCGATGGCCTCCGACATGGAGGACGGTTCGCGGGCGGCACTGGATGATGAACCCCCGCCGTCCATACCAGACGGGCCGCGACGAATCGTCGGCTTCGGCTGGAGACGCCGCAGGTGGTCGGTGACGGACTGGTGCGCTTGGCGTACCAGCCGCATGGCGTCCTCGGCCGACCGCGGACTCTCCTGCTGAATCAACAGTTGCAGCTCTTTCTGGATGAACGGGGCTTTCTGGTCGTACTCGGGATCGCTGGCGGCAATCTCGCGCTGCGTCTCGTCCGCGGCCGTGGCCATGGCGTTACGCACGCGCTGCGACTGCTGCTCGCGTTCCTGAACGTCACGTTGAGTACGCTCCCGCTCGGTCTGCTGCCGGGTCCGCGCGGCTTCATTGCGGGCGCGCACCAACTCGCGTGCGTCCCGCTCACCTAGCTCGCCCATCTCGACACGCTCACGCAGGTCGTCGGGCAAGACCTCCCCCGTGTACCGTTGCAGCATGTCAACCTTCGGCTTGAGCATCTCCATGGCCTGTGCCGGGTCGCGGTTGAAGGCGGCTGCGATTTGCAGTGCCTCGACCACGTCTTCCTGCCGCAGATCGTTCTGCTGCATGAAACCCTGCACGGCGTTGAACTGCTCGTGACCGTAGCGGTATTGCTCAACTTCGGATTCCAGCGTCTCGACCTTTTCACGGGTCTCGTTACGCTGGTCGATGACCTTCTTGAAGCGGTCGTAGGGGACACGCTGGCCTTCCTCAAGGTCAGACCCGTCGTCCTCCTCGTCCGACTCCTCGTCGGTCTCTTGGCGTTTCGACTTCTCCGACTCGTCTTTGCCCTCCTCGGACTCCGACTTGTCCTCGTCCTCACTGGACTCGGACTCGCCGTCTTCCGACTCGGACTCGCCGTCGCTCTCGTCGTCGCCATTCAAGGCGCCTTCGATCACGTCGGTCAGCGACTCCTCGGTTTCCGCCGCCTCGCCTTCCGGTGACGAACCCGGGGTTTCGTCAAGTGCCGCGGTTGGCGCCTCCGCGTTTTCGGTTACGCCGTCTTCTCGGTCTTGTGTGTCCACGGGCGAGGTGGACTTGGCTTGGTTGGCCATTTACGCCTCCTTTCAATGACTTACGTGCGATTGTACGAACCCGGACCTGCACGTGCAACTACCGTGTGTTCGGGTCCATGTTGCGGGACTCGGCCGGGGGCCGCGGTCCCATGTTGCTGTCGCCTTGCTCCACGGTCGTCTGGTCGCCGCCTTCCCCGCCCTGCTGGGCCGGGTCACTGGCCGGGTCCCCCGTGCTGACCTCCGCGTTGCGGTTGGCCGCGGTGATGGCCGGCTGTGCCGGGTCAAACGCGGCGTTCACGTCCAGCCGGTCGTCCAGACGCTCTACCAGCTGCTCCAGCAGCCACTTCGACTTGACCCCCGGAATCTGGAGGAGGAACGGCATCAGCCGCTCCATGTTCTGGATTTCCGCCGACTTGTTCGGCCGCCCGGAGCTACCGGCCCGCACCTCCAGCCACAGGTCCTTGGCCACCTGCTCGCGCGACCATTCCGGCCACACGGCGCCGCGTCCGGCGATCTCCTTGACCTTGTCGGCGGACATCTCCGTGATAAGCAAGTGACTGGCGTACTTGGCCAGCTGGGTCAGGAAGTCGTCCAACTCGTCCACGGCCGCCCCGATGGCAGACAGGCGGGCCGACTCGGAGATGGAGGTCTCGGTTGCCGTGGCCCCGGAGGCACCGCCCATGACGGCCTCCTGCGTGCCCACGGTTTTGTACACGTCCTCGTCCAGCGACCCGACCTCGTACTGGTTGGGGTCGATGGGGTTGGTCGGGATGGCCTGCAACACCCGGCGCACGTCGTCCTGCTCGGTCAGGCCCGACAGCTCGACCACGTCGTGGGCCTCGCGGTTCTCCAGCGCCTTCTTGTCCTGCGAGTCCAGCCGGCCTTTGGCCGCCACGTAACCGGGACGAGCCGCGTCGCGGTGTTCCCGCAGGCGCTGGCGCATCAGGTTCCGCTCCATCTGCATGTCGCGGATCAGGCGCACGTCGGACGGCGGGAACAACTCCTCCTCGTCCTCCAGCCCGTTGAACAGCAGGGGGAAGAAAGGCCAGAACCGTTCGAGGTACACGTCCGGGGTCTTCGGCTCGACCAAGAACTCGTCACAGCCGTTGGCGACGGTGAAGGTCTGCCCCATGTGCTTGTCCCACACCTCCCACACCAGCACGCGGGTCTGCGTGTCGCGGGCCTCCGGCTCCATGTCCGCCAGCGCGTCCTTGGCCATCTCCTTGCCGTCTGGCTGGTACGGGGTGAACTTGTCGTTGACCGACTTCTCGTACACCTGCCGCACCTGCGCCGGGGTCAGCAGGAACTCCTGCGCGACCCAGCGGGCGCCGAGAAAACCGTCCAGCTGATAGCAGTCCGGGTCGGGGATGATGCTGGTACTGCGGGGGAAATCGAAGTCCAGCCCCTCGCGGATATAGGACTCCTGCTCGCCCATCACCTTGTCCAGCAGGTTCTGCAACTCGGACAACTCGGCGCTGTCCTCCTCGCTCGGCTCGCCGTCCTCGTCGGTCTCCTCGGCGATACGGGCCTTGAGCGCGGCGACCTGCTCGGTAAGGTCGGTCACCCGGGCCACGTCCTCCGGCCGGTACTCCTCGAACCGGTGGTAGCCCAGCTTGGTGTACCCCACGCCGGTGGTCAGCGCCCGGCGAACAAGGTGCTTCATCGACGCCTTGAACGGCGGTTGCTGTTCGCCGATCTGGTGCTCGTACACCGTCTCCAGCGTATCGGCGATGCGGTCCATCTGATCTTGATGCTGGGTGCCCTTCCGGTAGTCGTCCAGCAGCGCCTGCGCCTGCTGCACGGCCACTTGAATCTGCGCGAAGGTCTGCACGTCGCCTTGCGCGTAAGCCTGCTGCGCCATCTGCTGGCCTTCCTGCACGGCCATTCGCGCCTGCTGGATGGCGTCCGGGTCACCGTCCCACTGGGCAAAGTCCAGCGTGCGCCGACGCTGGGCAACGGCCTTGGGATTCTTGGCGTATAGCGCCGCTTCACGCTGCCGCAGGTGGCGCTGGACGATGTTGACCACGTAGCGCGGGTCGTCCAGCTTGGACTGCCCCGGCCATTGCAGGCCGCGGGCGAAGCGCATGTCTTCCTTCATGCGGTCGAACGCATCGCCGTGGTGTGCCTTGGCCTTCCGCACGCGGTCGCACCAGAGGGCAACCTGCCGCGCGTTGGCCTTCTCCGCCGTCTGCTCGGCCCGGGTTTCCATGTCCGGCTGTTCGGTGGCTTCGATTTCCATCAGTGCAGGTACCTTGCTGTGCGTTCAGTCGCCGAATTGCGGGCGCGGATGCGCTCGCTGCTTTTCAGTATCCACTCCAGACTGCCGGACTTCGGTTCCGGCTTCTCCCGCGGGACCATGGACTCCGCCCGCACTTGCGAGGCCAGCCCGATGCCAACCCACGCGAGGAAGTCCACGAAGTCGTCGTGCGCCCCGTTGGGGAAGTTGAGCATCTGTTCCACGGCGTCGTTGTACCACGGGGCCGTGGCGGGGAGAAACACCTTGCCCATCGCCATGCGGGCCTGCACCGCCTGCGCACGGGTCTGCTTGTCTTTCACCGGCGTGCGTTCGGTGACGGCGCAGTAGGTGTTGGTTTCCTGCATCCGCTTTCGCAGGAACGGGCCGATGGACTTGGAGATATGCCCTTTTTCCGCCCACCAGTTATGGATCGGGTAGCGCCGCATCAGCTCCAGCATGGCCTCGACCTGATCGTGCGCTTCGAGCTTGGCCCACACCACGTCGGACAGGACGTAAATGTTGTCCTGCTCGTCCACGCCAACGACGCCCAGCACGGTGGAGTCGCGTCCCTGTTCCGTGGAGATCGCGTGGTCCGAGGCCGCGTAGTACCGCAGGTTGTCCGGCAGCTCGTGCGGACGGTATGTCCGCAGGTGCTCGCGCTTGAAGAAGTTGCCCTCCGGCGGCGACGGCCGGCCCATGTACAGGGCGGCAAAGCCGGCCGGGTCCAGTCGGCGGAACGAGTCGAGAAAGGCGCGCGGGGTGCGCTCCTCCCACAACACTTCGCCCACATCGCGGCCCAGCGGGTCGTCTTCTTCCGCGAAAGCGGGAATGTTGATGACCTCCCACGACGCGGCATCCTCCGCCGTGGTGTAGCCAAGGTCCGGGTCGGTCAGCCGGCCGATCAGGTCGTCCTCCGCCCAGCGGGTCGCCGTGATGACCACCGCGCCGGCCTTGCCCATCAGGCGGGACATGGCATCACGGGTGAAGCCCTCCCACAGCTTGTCCTTGGTGGCCTTGGACCGGGCCTCCTCGGCGTTCTTGATCGGGTCGTCGATAATCAAGCAGTTGTGGACGAGGACCCCGTTAGCGTAGAAGTTGTGGTTGTCGGCTATCTGGAGGTCATAGACAGGCTCCGGCGATCCGTGTAGCTCCTCAACCACGGCCACCGTGTCTCGCCCCGGCTCTCCGCCGCGTGCCACTCCCTGTGATGCGTAGCGCACAACGTCACAAGGTTCACCGCCCGGTTGTTCGTCGGGTCGCTGTCGAGGTGGTGTACCTCCAACCGCCGGTCGTCCCGACCACAGACCACGCACTTGTGCCCGTCCGCCGCCAGCACGCAGGGGCGCATTAACCGGAACCCCTTGGCCCCATGCACCTGCCGCCGCTGCGTAGCTCCACCCTTCCACTTGGGGTTGCCGGCCCCGCTGACGCGCGACGAGTGCCGCACAGCGGCGCAGCCCCGCGAACAGAAACGAGATCGACTGTTCGGCTTGACGAACAATGCCCCGCAGGTTTCGCAAGCGGCCGTGTTCCTCCGTCGCGTGGCTGCCTTCCGCGCGTCGGCCGCGGCTGACAGGCACCCCCGACTGCAATAGGGGTGATTGTCTCGCCCCAACCGAGAAGCCTTCGGGGCTGTCGCCCCGCATACCACGCATGTAGGCCGCCCGTGTCGCCGCTCGTTTTGCCGCGCGGACCAACACGCTTGGGAGCAGAAAAACTCTGTTCTCCCCGCGTCCACCGCTTTCCGCGCGGTGTTCGCCGGACGCGTTATCCGCGCCTCGCAGTGAGCACACGAGACGGTCACCGGGGGTAAGTTCATCCGCCCGGACGTACCCGCGAGCGGTCCAGACTCGATGGTCCGCCGTAGCCGTAACCACTCGGCCAGCGGTAGTGGTGACCCGTCGTAGCCCAGCTTTCTTACGGCGGGCGACACCCTCGATTTCCTTGTACTCATTACGTCCCGTCTCGTGGTTGTACGACAGGACTTTACGGTAAGGGGATTCAACAAGCTCGTCAATCGGTTTCGCGCCGCCGTCCGTGTCTATGAGCGTGCCTTTTGGCAAACAGTCCGCCCCCTTACCAGTAAGCTGACCGCCGAGACCGGCAAAGGTCATGATGCCTCCGGCGGTGGTCTGCTGGCGGTTGGCCGCCTTTGCGTTACGGTTCAGCTCCGCCTCGGGGAACACCTGCGTGTAAAACGGCGTGAGCATCAGGTTACGCACGTCCCGGCCGAACTCCTTGACAAACTCGTCGCCGTAGCCGGCGAGGATGATCTGCTTGTAAGGGTCCCGACCCATCATCCATGCAGGAAACGACTTGGACACCAGCTGCGACTTGCCCACACGCGGCTGGACCGAGATGCACAGCCGCAGGGTCTCGCCCCGCTCCACGGCCTCCAGCTTGCGGGCCAGAAACTCGTGAATCTTGTGGACCTTGTAGCGCGACTTGGTCGTGTCGCCGGGGTGGCGCGGGTCCGGCATGGACATCTGCACGAAGTCCAGCAGGTCGTTGCGCGCCGTCTTGATGGTCTTGAGGCGCTGGGCGGCCAGCACCTGCTTGCGAACGGCCTCGATCTTGTCGCGCACGTCCGCCGGGAGCTTGTCCAGCTCCTTCTGGCTTAGGTTGAGTAGCTGTTCCGCCGCGTCACTCACGCCTTACTCGCCCCGCTTGGCCTTGGCCCGGGCCACAAACGCGTCCTTGAGCATGGGGGTGACGTTCTTCACCGCCCGCTCGCCGAACAGGAATCCCAGCACCAGCGTGTTGACCACGATCAACGCCGTCTCCTGCCGGTCGGTCAGCGTGGTCCACTGGGTGAACCACATGTAGTCGAGGTACAGGGCGGCAAAGCCCCACACGATCCGCTGCGAGCCGCGCAGGAACAGCATGATCGGACCGAGGATCGGCATGGACTTGAGGTCGGACGCCGTGCCTTCGTACTGGCGCACGCGCTCGTTGACCCGGGCCTCGGCCTCGGCCGTCGCCTCGTTGGCCTGCGCGCGCTTCTCCATCTCCAGCTTCTCCAACTGGAGCTTCATCTTGGCCTTGTCCTCCTCGCTCATGTCCGGCGGGAGGTACGTCTTGATCGCGTCGAAGGCGGTGTCGGCCAGCCCGCCGGTCAACACGTCGCCTATCTTGCCGAGAATACCCATGCTGCCCTCCTGTCAGGCGAAACCCTGCTCCAGCGCGCGGTAGACCTGTACCATGCGCTCCTCGTCACGGTCCCACACCTTGATGCCGGACCAGACGGCCGGGTCGCCCGGTTCGCGGTCGTCTCGCACGTCGAGGTGCATCCCCCACCGCGGCTCCCAGTCGGGGTACACGCCGATGCCGGTAAACCCGGTCTCCTTGGCGATGTCGAACGCCAGCCGGCGGAATCGCCGGCCGATCTTCGGCATTACGTCCACGGCCCGCACCTCGCCCCAGCGGTCCACGTTGTGCTGGCTGGTGCCTTGGGGGCCGTGGTGCCGGCCCAGCGCCTTGGGGTGCGGACTGATTGCCACCGGGTGGCCCAGCCGGTCACGGAACTCGTCCAGCAGGGCCAGCAGGTGGGGCGACATGTCGCGGCCCCACTCACGGAACTCGTCCGGTGTGAAGTGCTGCATCTCAATCATGCGGATCGTCCTTGCGTCGCTTATGGCTGGCCCGGATGAACGATAGCGGGTAGCTGGCGAACTGCTCCGACAGTCGCATGACACCCGGCAGGATATTCATGGCCGTCAGCCCCAACATGAACGCCGCGGCGTTCTGCCCGGGGGGCGACAAGGACAGCACTACGGCTACCGCCGGCGACACGTAGCCCGCGAACAGCGCCCCCGTGAAGATGGCGAGGATGCGCCCGATCATCGACAGGTCGTCGATGTACCGCAGGGAGATGACGGCCCCGACGGCCCCGGCCAGTACGGCGGCCCACTTGACGCCGAGAACGGTGCTGATGGTCGTGGTCACTGGGTCCGTCATACTGCTCCTCGATTCTGCTGCGGCCCGCCCATCGCCCCGGTTTTCGCCGGGGCGGTTCCTGTTGCTGCTCATGGCGCGGTCTGTTAGTCGGCAACCATGATACCGGCGGCCTTGAGCTTGGCCAGCAGGGGGCTGTGGTCGGCCACGATGCCCGCTACGTCGGCGGCGACCTCGGACGACAGGACTTTCTTGAGGGTGGCGGCGCTCATGCGATTCTCCTTGAGAATGAACGGTTTAGCTGGTGCCAGCGGTTACGAGAACGAGTCTATCACCAACAGATACTGGGTTGCGAGGGCCGCGCCGAAGACCGCGCCTACGAGGTATTCCGCCGCGCCGGTGCCCCAAGGCGTTTTCCACCCAAGCCAGTAGCATGGCGCAAACAGCACGACAGCCACCCCGCCCGGCGCCAAAGCCCACCACGACCCGCCCACCGTAGGCAGGACGAGAAACACGGGCAGGTAAAGCAGGCCGCGGAGCGCCATCCCCGTAAAGTCGCGCCAGAAGCGCCAGCAGGGCGGACGCGACTTACCCTCGTGATAAACCACATCCCCTTGCACCTTGTGGACCGGGTGGATGCGCTCCGCGTCCGCGGCCCACTGGGGGCCGAACAGTCGAAACAGCACCTTGTCTATCCACTGGACTTCCGGGTCGTCCGCCCATCCGTCTTTCTTGTGGCCAAGGTCAAAATAGCTGCCCCACCCCTGCACGGACCCCAGCAGGTACAGCAGGGCAACGTAGACCGCTGTGAGCGGGTCGGTCAGCCACCAGACCGCCAGCCCGACCAGCGGCGCGGCGAGCCAGAGCGACCGGCCAAGGCCGAAGCGCGGGATGGCCGGCTTGAACCCGCCACCACGCAGTCGGTTGACGAACGCGCCGAATGCGGCCGCCGCCAAAAGGATCAATGCCGTCTCGATCATGCCGGCACCTTCGACCAGATCGAGGCTACTGCGTCCTCACGAGCCGCCTCGATGCCGGCCACATCGGCAGCGTCTCGAACGTCGTCCTTGCCACCAACGCGCTCGGCCTCGACACCTGCATTGACGGTCGTCCACTGCGCCCGCGTTGCCTCGATCTCCTGCACCAATGCCTCGACGGTAAGGCCGCGTCGTGTGGCTTCGGCTGTCAGGTATTCGCCCTCTGCGCTGGTTTCTCGGTATTCCAGCACCTCCAACCACTTCTCGCGGTAGGTTTCTGGCTGGGCGGTGATTGCGGTGATGAGTTTCTTGCGCGCCTCGTCAGCGGCTTGGTCGATTGCACGGATAGCGCCCGAAAACGTTGCCTCGTATTTCTCTTGCGCCACCTGCGAGGCGCTTTTAACGTTTATGGTTCCCATCAAATCACCTCGCCTGTATTCGGATTAACCTTGCCTCGCTTGGCTAGCGCCCACGGTGTCCCTGCTCTTGAGCCTTTGAACTCTACGTGGATCGCATCGGGGTCATACTGGCTTGCGTCCATTTCTAGCGATTCGCACCAATTACCCGGACCAACCGCTTGGCAAAGCGATACATGGAGTTCGCCTTGATCATCACGATGCGCATTACGAATGATATGCTGTGAGT